GTGAATATCCAGATAACCCAGGTGTTAAATCCACTCTGGGCGCCGTTAAAGCTGGCAAGAATATTACTATTGATGCTGATGGCACGATTAATTCTACGGGCGGCACAGGCGGCTCGACCGACTGGAAAGATATTACCAATAAGCCCGCAACTTTCCCGGTTGCTATTGCTTCTGAAACGCAACTTGGTGGCGTTAAAGAAGGTTCTGGAATAAAAAATCAGCCAGACGGCACAATCAGCACAGTTAGCGCCGCGCCGACATGGGAAGAGATTGAGAACAAGCCCGCTGCGTTTCCTCCACCTGTTGCCAGCACCAATACGCTTGGTGGTGTTAAGCAGGGCAATGGCGTGTCCATTGGCCCAGACGGAACAATCAGCACAAACATTCAGCAAGTCGATTGGGACATTATCGTTGATAAGCCGACTGCTTATCCTCCAACGGTTGCGAGTGAGACAGAGATTGGCGGCGTTAAAGCTGGTAACAATATCAGCATTGACATTGACGGCACGATTAATGCGGCTGCGGTAGATTTGCCGATTGCTAATACCTATACGCTTGGCGGCGTAAAGATTGGCGCTGGCATTACCGTTGGTGAAGACGGCACGATCGGCACTGAGGCGTCAGCTCCTTATTGGCTCGACATTGTTGATAAGCCAAAAGCGTTTCCACCAACACAAGCTGCGGATGGCGTTGTCGGCGGCATTATGCCTGACGATCAGTTTACGGTTAATAATGCTGGTCTTCTTTCTGCCAAGCCTTTTAAGGGCAAGTCATTTGCTGTCGTGAACTAAGACGACGCTGGCAACATTGCTGGCTCTACGACAATGCAGAACAAGAACGGCAATCTGGTTCTTGGCGGCGTTGCTCCGAGCTTGGAAAAAGCGGGCGAGGATGTTTCCTTTGGCGGGCAAATTACATTGCTTGACCAAACTGGCGCTTATTCCGCTGGTATTAAAAACGCTAGCTTTGACTATACGCTGCTTTTAAGCAATGGCCCTAATATCAAAGCGGGCTTTATGCCGTTTGTGACACAAGTTGAAAACGCCGATGTGTCGCTATCTTTTGGCCCAATTAAAGATGCGATTGGCTATGCGACCAAAGACAAACTGGGTGTTGCTCAGGTTGGCGGCAACATTGACGTTGATAAAGCTGGTGTCATTAGCGTTAAGACAACGAGCAAAAGTGCGCTTGGTCTTGTGCAGATTGGCGGTGGCCTCGATGTAACAGAAAGTGGTGTTGTTACACCAAGCCTTGCAACATTAGCCAGCCCCGGCATTGTTCAAGTTGGTAAGGGTTTAGAGGTTGATGCAAACGGCGTAATTAATACGACCGATGCTGTTGGCTTCTTGAACCGTCAAGTTTTTGAAAACAACACTTACACTAAAAAAGAATATGATTGGTCGCTGCCGGAAGGTGTCGATTATTTCCGTGTGACTGTTGTTGGCGGTGGTGGTGTCGGTGGCGGCTGGTCACAAAATGCTAACGAAGGTTCTGGTGGCGCTGGTGGCGGCGGCGGGGCATATTCTCGCGCAATGTTCTACGGCTATAAGTTTAATGCCGGAGATGCGTTTAAGGTTGGTGTTGGTTGTTCTAACTTTAACGGCAACGGCGATGGCACACAAAGCTATTTCCGTCTTGCGAGTAAAGCATCATCGTATCTTTACAGTGAGGGCGGCAAAGGCGGCGAGAGCGGCTATGTCCAAGATGGTGCCAAGAAAGGCTTTACAAAGCCGGGCGCTGGCGGTGTTCCAAAAACCGATGGCTTTGACAGCACAGTAATGTTCAATCTTGACGCTATTTCCGGCGGCAACGGTTTGCCGGGACTGAGTGTTAATACGCCACAAGGCGCAAAAACTGTTGGCGGCGCTGGCGGTAGTTCTGCTTTTGGTTCTGCTGGCGGCACTTATCCTACCGCTGGTTATGGAACTGGCGCGGGTGGCGCTGGCGAAGCAAATAGCTCAGGTGGAGGTGGCGGCGGTTACGTTGGCCGTGGCGGAGTTGTGATTATCGAGTGGTAAGGATGAGCAACTTAATATTTGCTCCTGCTTATTGGCCTGTATTCAAGACGGCGGAACTCCGCCGTTTTGATTACACTGTTGATGACGGAACGATGCAGCCAATAACGTCAGTGTTTAGTTATGACGTTGGCTCTGACAGCATGTTGTATTCGGATTATGACCATGCTGGCGAATTGAAAGACGTATGGTTTTATCAATATCGTCCCGGCTTTGGCATTGCAGAATACAGAGACGATTATCCCGGCGGCAAGAAAGTTGTAATGTCTCCACCAATAGGTTGGGGCGAGTTTGCAACGATTGGCGGGACATATCAGAACTCACCAAAGATGGACCCCTTTGCATCATGGCCACCAGCTATGGCGCAAGGGTTTCAGTATATTTGGTGGGAAGATCATCTTGATACGTTCACTCAGCGGGATGGCACTGTGTATAAAGATGTGCTGCAATTTCTTTATACGCAAAGCTGGGATGGGGGTAAGGCGTCAGGCGCGCGTTATTGGATGGCGTTAGGCGTTGGTCCAGTAAGCGTGCAATGGGTTGCGCAAGCTCCTGATGGGTCGATCGTTACAACAACAAGGATGGATGGGAAGCTGTCCATCTTTAATAATGCACTGGTTGCTTAATGGCGCAATTAGACATTGATGAACATGGGCGAAAAATTTATGAGCCCGGAGGTAAGGTTCTCGCTGATTATCTTGTCGATCGGGCTCATGTCAGTGTCATACGTGGGCCTATTGGTTCTGGAACAAGTTCTGCGTCTTGTATTAAAATCGGGATGCTTGCGGCTGAACAAAACAAAAGTCCTCTTGATGGGATTAGACGGTCACGTTGGGCGGTCATCCGTAATAGTTATCCGGCGCTGAGGAACACGACTGTAAGGACCTGGCTCGATTGGTGGAGCGAGAATCTTTACGGGAAGATGAACTGGGGCAAGCCCATGATGCACATGATGCGCTGGGCTGATGTTGAGTGCGAAGTAATCTTTCTTGCTCTAGACGATGAAGCGGACGTGGCTAAGCTGCGATCGTTAGAGTTGACGGGCGTTTGGATTAACGAGCTCGAATATATTCCTAAGATTATTTTCGATGAAGCTGAGTCAAGAACGGGTCGTTATCCTGCGCAGAAGGATGGCGGTTCGCGCTGGTCCGGCGTGTTGGCGGATTTGAACGCGCCGAATGAAGATCATTGGCTTGTTCAGATGACGCAAGAAGTTCCGTATCCTGACGAGATACCGGAAGAAGATCGATCGTTCTGGCCGAAGGATTGGAGCTATTTCGTTCAACCCCCTGCGCTGAACGAGATCTTTGGGCCTGATGGAAAGACGGTTGTTGATTACCAAATGAATCCTGGCGCCGAAAACGCTCAATGGCTTGTGCCTGGTTTCTATGACGAGAAGCGGCGCGGTAAGTCGAAGCAATGGATTGATAGCCGGTTAATGAATCGGATTACGTTTGTTGTTGACGGCGATCCCGTGTGGCCAATGTTTCGAAGGGAGACGCATGTTAGCCCGAGGCCCCTTAGTTATAATAATGCTTACCCTTTGGTGGTTTCTTTGGATTTCGGCAGGCGTCCAAGCGCGCTTGTTGGTCAAGAGATTGGAAACCGTATCTACATCCTGCGAGAGTTTAGGATGTATGGAGTTGGTGCCGCGACTTTTGCTCCGGCGTTAAAGCGGCAATTAGACCAACATTATCCTGGCGCGGCGATAAGATTTACTGGCGATCCCAAAGGAAGAGATCGAGGGCAGGCTGATGAAAACACGGCTTATGATGTTTTTTCTAAGTATGGCATGCACGTTTCTCCTGCTCCGGTTAAGAATAATCATATTCAAACAAGAATTACTGCGGTTGAACAAGTCTTGAATGAAATGTTCAATGGCGGTCCACGCTTGCAGATCGATCCGTTGAATTGCCCGACATTGGTTGCCGGCATGAGCGGCAAATATCAGATGCGTAAACTGATGATCGGCGAGGATCCAACGCCCGAGAAAGATAAGTATTCGGATATAGCTGACTGCCTTCAATACATGGTTTTGTTCTTAGGTAATGGGCGTGTTCTGTCTGGGCCCGCCTATCAAGACGTTCCTCGCTTCATGCGTATTCAACAAAAACAGAAAGACATGCGGAGGCTTAGGCCATGACGCATGATACGAATGATTGGTTGATTGCTTTTTATCGAGACACTTACACCTGGTATGGCAAGATGGTCCCAGGCGAGTTTAAGCATGTCGCATTATGTCGGTATATGCCGCACACAAATACCTGGATTTATTTAGATTATGATTTCAAGGGTGTTCATTGCTTTACATTTCCTGGCGCCGAAGAGGCACTGGAACCATTAGCTAAGAAATTAAATTCATGCGCGATCGTGCGTATGCCGGTGAAAAATAGAGACTTTTGCTTTCGCGGAATCTCTACCTGCGTGAGTTTTGTTAAGCACGCGCTTGGCTTCAATCGTTGGTGGATTGTTACGCCAGATCAACTCTATTGGCGCTTACTCGAAGAGGGCGCGGAACACATCAAGTCATAGGCGGTGCGGTGATCGCTAGGCCCGATGAGGCCAGTCTCCATCCTGAGTTTTCAGGTTGGGAGATTTCGCATGGGCGGAGGCGGGGGCGGCGATGGCGGCATGGGCGCCATGATGATGATGATGATGATGATGCAGCAACAAAGCCAAATGCAAGCCATGATGGCTCAGCAGCAGGCCCAAGCTCAGGCAATGCAGAAGGCCCAGGCCGATCAAGCTGCGCAAGAGCAAGCTCGTCAGCAGCAGCAATTAACGGCCCAGCAGCAGGCGTCAGTTCAGAAGCAGGTTGCTCAGGTTCAGTCTGACGTTTCATCTGGCACTTGGAATATGTTGCGCCAGTTTGCGCCCGCTAACATGACGCTTGGCGGCGGCAATCTTGGAACGATGGCGACGGCTTCTATTCCGTCGCAGATGACGCTTCCTCTTCAATCAGCTCTTAGCTCTGGCGCTCTGGGCGGAACGGCCGCGGGCGGTGCTGCCTAATGGCGCGAGATAATAAAGAGGAAGAAAACACTGATAATTTTGGATCGCGGAGGGCATATCTCGAAGCGATGGTTAAGTGGCGCTTGGCGGATGCCAGGCGTCAGAAAGCTCCTTTTGAATATGATATGCGCGAGGGCTATGTGTTCGCCGCTCCGCATAGATCTATCACGGTAAATTCTACATCCCCCAAGCCAATGGGGAAGATTTATCAGACGCCTCAGGTAAACACTTCTTTTGGCTTTGAGCTTTGCGGCGACTTTCCAACGGTTATTATTAATACGTTTTTTCCGCAAAACGCTCAGTGGCTCGTGAGGCGCGCAAGTTCGATCGTTCCTCCTGAAATGGTTCAGGAAGTTGAGATCATGGCGGCCCATGCAGATGCTACGGTATTTAAGTCTATTCTTTCTAGTAATCTTTATGCTGAGTGCGGTAAGGCGTTTAATCCCGATCTTGCTTTGGGAACTGTAGGTCTTTGGATAGAGCAAGAAAAAAGCTGGGAGCCTCCGAAGGTCCAGTGTGTTCCTATCCGTGAAATGGAAATTAATATCGGCGCTGATGGATCGATCGATGATCGTTTTGTTGTTCGCCATACGCGTTACCGATATTTAAAATCCGTCCTTCCTGATATTGAGATTCCAAAGCCTGTTGTTGAAAAAGGTAACAGAGACGACAAGAAAAACGTTGTTGTTGTTTGGTCGTTCTGGAAGATCTTAGATGATCCAGGAGAAGAGAAGTGGCAGCATTGTATTACGGTTGATGGATACCTAGCGCATGAGGCGGTTCTAAGAGGCGCTGGGTCATGTCCGTTTATTGTTGCGCGCTTTAACGCGACGCCTGATTGGGCCTGGGGTGTTGGGCCGTTGATCCAGGCATTGCCGGATCTCCGTGTTGTCGACGAGCTGGCGCAAATGAAAGTGCGCAATGTCGATCTAGCTTTAGCTCCTCCCATTAGTTTCCCGGATAGTTCTTTCGCCAATATCTCTGACGGCATTGAAAGCGGCATGGCTTACGCGATCCGTCCTGGCGAAGAGGGAGCGATTAAAAATCTTTACAATCCTCCGTCTATCGATCCTGCGATTTACGTTACGCAAGATTATGAGACGCGAATAAAGAGGTTGTTCTTCCTAGACTGGCCTCAGCAAGACGGTAAGACTCCGCCAACTGCGACACAGTGGTTGGATGAAATGACGTTGGCGCAGAGACGCATCGGAACTCCGGGTCTAGTCTTTTGGGAAGAGTTCTGCGCTGGGGTCTTTAAGAGATATTTGTATCTGCTTGAAAAGGCCGGGCAGGTTGAAAAGATCATGGTTCCTGCGCGCGGTGGCGGAAAGCGCCCTGTTGCGATGATGCCTTACAACCCAGCTCAACGTTCGGCCGAGCAAGAAGAAGTCGCTCTCTTCTCTCGCTTTGTTCAAATTGGCGCGTCCGCTTTTCCAGAAGAGTGGAAGATGGCGACCGACGGAACAAAGACTTTGCAGAATGTCGCGAACAAGATGGGCGTCAATTCTATGTGGGCGCGAAGAGATCCTGCGAAGATCGCCGGCGCCGTCGCTCAGATTCAGCAATTGCAGAATGGCACTCAGGCAGGAGCGCCAGCCATGGCGCAAGGTCAGCCAATGCCAGGCGAAACAGCAGGTCCGACGCAAGCGCCAATTCCGCAATATCAAATCAAAGGTAACATATGATCTTTCCAAGTGACGAGGAGAGAGAAGGACTCAAAAGACTTGGCCTTCACTCTGATGCTCAATGCCTCGCACAATACCTTCTAAGGGTGCTCCAACACGTTTCTGTTCATGGCTCGGATCTCGGTGCGGTGAATAGAAGTGAGGGTCAGCGCAGTCTCGCACGCGATTTAATCGATGTGATGGAGTTGCGTGAGTCACCGCATGATAGAAAACCAGACGCCCTCGAACTCAGTAGAGCCCGCCCAAACAACGTTACAACTGGGCAGCGAACAATCGCCCGCCGTCTCCCCGACGCCAAGTGAAGCGCCTCAGCGTCCTTCATGGGTTTTGGATGAATATTACGATCCCAATCGCGGCGTAAAATTAGACGAGCTCGGCGCAAAGTTCAAAGAACTTTCCGAATTTAAAAAGTCCGTAGATGAGCAAGCGCAGGCGCGCAAATCTGAAATGCCTGCGAGCGCAAAAGACTATGGAATTTTACCAGAAGGAGCAAAGGTTCCTGAGGGTTTTAACTTAGATCCTGATCATCCGATGTGGGGTCTTTTGCAGGAAATTTCCTACGAAAAGGGAATGACCAAAAAAGAGTATGGCGAGATCGCCACTAAGTTTGTTGAGCGTTCAATCGAAGCAAACAAATCTTTCTTAGCGAAGGCCGAAGCTGAACGCGCTGAAATGTTCAAGCAGCTTGGCGACAACGGTGCAGCTCGCATCGACAATCTTCAAAAGTGGTTCCGTTCCTCCTTTGGCGACCAGGTAGGAGCACAACTTTCTCAAACGCTTTTCACGCCCGACATCGTGAAAGCGATGGAGAA